TATATATAAATATAAGTGAGAAAAGGATAAAATAATGTCATACCAAGTTATAAAATTATCTAATGGCGAAGACATTGTTTGTGAAGTTTTAGAAATAAAAGACACACAAATAAATATATCTGAACCCTTGAAAATGGAAACAAATAGTAAAGTGACAGACAATGGTGCATCTGAATCCTTATCTTTAGGAAGATGGTTGCAACCATATTCTGATGAAAACATATTTCAAATAGAAAGAAACTCAATTGTAATTATGACTCCAGCGAGTATTGGTCTTATAAAATATTATGAATATGTTATGACAACTATTGAAAGAATGGAACTAAGCAGTGTTGAAGCAACTGATAAAGACCTTGAATCTATAGTAGAACAAGAAATAATTGATGAAGATTTAAGTTTAGATGAAGTAGTAAAGTCATTTAGAAAATCTAACATCAACATATATCATTAAGCTTTATATCTGAAAGAGGACAAGTCCTATTATACATACAGTTCGGTGTATTGTCAATAGGTAAATAAGGATTTCTTGTGTTATGTTAAAAGTAAGCATCTATAGATATAATCCTGAGAAAGATGAATCTCCTTATATGCAGGATTATGATTTTGACCCTCAAGGAAAAGACCTTATGGTTCTTGATGTATTGGGTATGTTAAAATCTAAAGACTCCACTATCTCTTATCGTAGATCCTGTCGTGAAGGCGTATGTGGTTCTGATGGTATGAACATAAACGGAAAGAATGGACTTGGGTGTATAACTCCTCTTTCTGAATGTGTAAAAGGTAACAAGTTAATTATTCGTCCATTGCCAGGCTTACCTGTAATTCGTGACCTTGTTATAGATATGACTCAGTTTTATACTCAATACAAAAAAATCCAACCCTATCTTGTTAATGATGAACCTCCACCTGAAAGGGAAAGATTGCAATCACCTGAAGATCGAGCAAAGTTAGATGGACTTTACGAGTGTATACTGTGTGCTTGTTGTTCAACTAGTTGTCCTTCATTTTGGTGGAATCCAGATAAGTTCATTGGCCCTGCTGGTTTATTACAGGCATATCGTTTCCTAGCAGACACAAGAGATAATGATACTGAAAAAAGATTGTCCAATCTCAAAGATCCTTTTAGTGTTTTCCGTTGTCATGGAATACAAAACTGTGTTGCAGTTTGTCCTAAAGGATTAAATCCAACTAGAGCGATTGGACATATTCGTAACATGTTACTAAGAAGCAGTACTTAGCTAAATTAATTTAATTAAAAACAATAATTTACTTGACATTACAACTATTTTCGTGTAGAATGGTTACTAATAATATGAAAAGGAATTTACTATGGCAACAAAGAAAGTAAAAGGTGCTCATTACGTTGACAACAAAGTCTTTCATCAAGCGATGATTGATTGGAAAGAAGAATGTCGTGAAGCAGAAGAAATGGGTGAACCCAAACCCAGAGTAACAGAATACATAGGCGAGTGCTTTCTAAAGATTGCAAATGGCTTATCGTATAGACCTAATTTTATTAACTATACATATCGTCAAGAAATGATTTCAGATGGTATAGAAAATTGTCTGCAATATATTCATAACTTTAATCCAGAGAAATCTAAAAATCCTTTTTCTTATTTTACTCAAATTATTTACTATGCATTTCTTCGTAGGATTCAAAAAGAGAAAAAGCAAACTCATGTAAAACACATGTTGATTCAATCACAAGAGTTTATACAGAGTGTTAATAATGAAGGTGACGATACAATATATCCTATTGAGGGTGGGTTTGACCCACACATAATGGTGCCTGACGAAGCTGTGTATAAACCCAAAAAGAAAGACGCTGTAGAAAAATTACCTAAAGGATTAGAAAACTTTATGGAGAATGATAAGTGCGAGTAGCAATTATAACCGATACTCATTTTGGTGCAAGAAATGATAATCAAAATTTTAGTGAATACTTTTTTAAATTTTATGAAGAACATTTTTTTCCATATCTAAAAGAAAATAATATTACACACTGCCTCCACTTAGGCGACATTATGGATAGACGCAAGTTTGTTTCATATAGAACTGCAAAGAATTTTAGAGAAAGGTTTATCAAACCATTTTCGGACTTAGGTATTCAGCTTCATATTCTTGTTGGAAACCACGATACCTATTTTAAAAATACTAATGAAGTAAACTCAATAACAGAACTGATTGGCACAAGATATGATAATGTGCATATCTATCCAGAAGCAAAAGAAATTGAACTTGATGGATTACCTGTTATGTTAGTGCCATGGATTAATGCGTCTAATCACGCTAAAACTATGTCTGCTATGGATAAATCAAAAGCAGACATTTTAATGGGCCACCTTGAAGTTCAAGGTTTTGAAATGATTAAAGGAGTACATTGCGAAAATGGATATGCTAAGGATTTGTTTAGAAAGTTTGATACAGTTTTTAGTGGTCATTTCCACATTAAATCTGATGATGGTCATATTTATTATCTCGGTAATCCATATGAGATTTATTGGAATGATTGCGGAGATAAAAAAGGATTTCATATCTTTGATACTGAAACACGGCAACTAGATCGTATCGTAAATCCTCTAACAATATATAAGAAAATATATTATGATGATACCACTACTAATTACAAAGACCACGATATTACTCAATACAAAGACAACTATGTTAAAGTTATTGTTGTTAACAAAAAAGATTTGTATCAGTTTGACCAATTTGTTGATAAGTTGCTTCGAGCAGATTGCTATGAAGTTAAAGTCATAGAGGACTTTTCAGACTTAGACGCAAATACAGTATCAGACGATATTGTTGAAAACACACAAGATACAATGACAATTCTAAATCTGTATATTGATGATATAGAAACTTCCTTAGACAAAGGAAGACTTAAAAATTTACAGAGACAAATTTATATGGAAGCTCAAGACCTACAAATATGATTAATTTTAAGTATGTGAGATTTAAGAATTTCTTAAGCACTGGCAATCAATTTACAGAAATACAATTAGATAGAAACCCAACAACACTTATCATTGGTGAAAATGGTGCAGGAAAATCTACTGTCCTTGATGCATTATGTTTTGGATTATTTGGTAAACCATTTCGTTCTATTAGTAAAAATCAATTGGTAAACTCTATCAACAATTCAGCTGCAATTGTAGAAGTTGAGTTTTCTATTGGTTCAATAAAATACAAAGTTATTCGTGGTATTAAACCAAATAAATTTGAGATTTACAAGAATGGTAAAATGATTAACCAAGAAGCAAATGCTCGTGATTACCAGAAGATTTTAGAACAACAGATTCTAAAACTAAACTATGGTTCTTTCACACAGGTAGTTATTCTCGGTAGTTCAACATTTATACCATTTATGCAATTAAAGGCTAGACATCGTAGAGAAGTTGTTGAGGAAATACTTGACATACAAATCTTCTCCACAATGAATATGATTCTAAAACAAAAACTAAAAACTGTGTTTGATGATATTCGTGATATTGAATATCAATTTAACTTAGAAACAGAAAAGGTCAGTTTACAAGAAAATCTTATATCTGATTTACAAGACAATAAAGATAAGATTATCAAACAAAAACAAGATTTGATTAACAACAATGAAGAAGAAATATTTAAGAGAAATAAAGAAAAAACTGATTTGCAACTTTTAGATGAAAAATTATTAAAAACAATATCAGATAAGGCTTCTGCTGAAACTAAACTCTCTAAACTAAAAGAAATAAAAGCTACACTAAATGAAAAACACAAATCACATTCGGAAATGATTGAGTTCTTTGAAACTAATGAAGACTGCCCTACCTGTCAACAACATATTGATGAAGTTTTTAAAGAAGGTATTGTCACATCTAAAAGGTCTAATATTGAAGAACTACAATTTGGTATGGGTAAATTAAAAGAAGAATTAACCAAAGCTTCTAATAGAACAAATGAGATTAAAAACATTACTAGTGATATTAGAAGTAACTCTGTTAAACTTGCAACAATACAACAATCTATTGTAGAACTAGAAAAGTTTAATGCTAAACTTCAAACAGAGATTGAACACTTTGTCAAAGATGGTGTTGGTCAATCAGACCTCGATAAACTTGAAGAATTAAATAAAAATGTAAAGGTGATTGGTAATCGCAGAACTGAACTAAAAGAAGATAAAACTTATTTTGAAGCATCAAAAAGTATGTTGATGGATACTGGCATTAAGACTAAAATCATTAAACAATATCTGCCAGTTATGAATAAGTTGATTAACAAGTATCTAACATCAATGGAATTTTATGTTAACTTTACACTAGATGAAAACTTTGAAGAAACAATAAAGTCAAGACATCGTGATGAGTTTTCTTATGCATCATTTAGTGAAGGTGAGAAAATGAGAATTGACCTTGCACTACTCTTTACTTGGAGAGCTATTGCAAAGATGAAAAATTCAACGAATACAAATCTACTTATCTTAGATGAGATATTCGATAGTTCACTTGATGGAACAGGAACAGATGAGTTTCTAAAAATATTGGGAACTCTGAATGATGAAAATGTATTTGTAATATCACACAAACAAGATGCACTTGCTGATAAATTTAGAAGCACAATTAAATTTATTAAAGAGAAAAATTTTAGCCATATAAAGGAATAAATAATGTTACTGATTAACGGAGATTGCATTAAAGAAATGCAAAAACTAATTGATGATGGTGTACAAGTGGATTCAGTTGTTACCGACCCACCATACGAACTTGGATTCATGGGTAAGAGTTGGGATTCAACAGGTATTGCGTTCAATCCAAAAACTTGGGAACTTGCATTGAAACTTCTGAAGCCAGGCGGATATCTAGTTGGATTTTCTGCTTCTCGTAATTACCACAGAATGGCTGTTGCAATCGAAGATGCTGGATTTGAAATTCGTGACCAGATTATGTGGTTATATGGTTCTGGATTTCCAAAGAGTTTGAATGTTGGTAAGGCGATAGATAAAAGGAATGGTGTTCAAGGAGATGTGATTGGTACACGCAAAGTTACATCATCTGACATTGGACAGAAAAGTGGTTGGAATCATCTTAACACAGACAGAGGTGATTATGAATATAGAGAAATAATGAATGAATACGAGGGTTGGGGAACTGCACTCAAACCAGCACACGAACCTATCGTAATGGCGAGAAAACCTCTATCAGAAAAGTCTATTGTAGATAACGTATTAAAACATGGCACTGGTGCAATTAACATTGATGGTTGTAGGATAGAGGGTAATGAAGCAAATGGTGCAGAAAGAAAAACTGCTAATCGTAAATCTAGAAGTGAAGATGGAGTCTGGACAGATAATAATTCTGGTATGAAACAAGAAGATAATCATTTTGCAGATGCAGACCCCAGAGGTAGATTTCCAGCAAATGTTATGCATGATGGAAGTGATGTGATTACAAAAGAGTTTCCACAAACAGGCAAGTCTGGAAGTGTTAAACCTATTGACAAACAAAAAACAAATGATGTTTTTGGTAAGTATAATGAGGTTAAAGAGTTTCAAGCATATGATGATGAGGGTTCAGCTGCAAGATTTTTCTATTGTCCTAAGACATCAAGTGCAGAGAGAAACAGAGGACTAGAGAACTTTACTGCAAAACCTATAGCGTGGGGTAACCAAGCAAAAGCAGAACTAAAAAGAGGAAATTTAGATTTTGCTGCTGATGGTGATGGAACTAAACATAATAAAGTATCAATGAGATTGAACACCCACCCAACAGTTAAACCTGTTGAGTTGATGAAATACCTATGCCGACTTGTAACACCAAAAGGTGGTATAGTTCTTGACCCATTTATGGGAAGTGGTTCTACAGGAATGGCTGCAAAAGACGAGGGGTTTGATTTTATAGGTATTGAAAAAGACGAAGAATACTTTAAGATTTGCGAATCGCGAATAAAAATAACTTCACCACTCATGGATTTCATGTAAAATCGTGATAGTAATCACAAATTTATTTTAAAATAAATCTTAAAAGCCCTTGACTTTGCTTTGTTTATTGTGTATAATGGTAA